CAACGATGCTGCAATCTTCAAGCCTACGCTTTCGAACTGCCCGTTGGCGCGTAATGTCTCTCTACCTTTGCGCGATTTCTCGCTACGTTGCTCGGGTGTTTGAGAGTCCACTCCTTTGGCTATAACACGGGCTCGTTCCTCAGCAGAACGGTTTGCCCACTGTTGTGTTGTGGCCCTTGACCTTAGAACTGCCCATTCTTCTTTGCTAATCCCAAGACGCTGAGCAAGCATTGAGGCTTCTCCCCAATCTTCTTGTGATAGGTGGAGTTTATAGTGGTCTTCTACAGACAAAGCGACAAGATTTTCCAGTGAGTTGTTGGTCTTGTCTCCATCTTTATGATGAATATCGAATGTGATTCCTCGGCTGTCCTTTGGAATCAACCCGTAAGCATCTTCGTAGATTTTTCTATAGACTCTATCTCTAGTGTACTTCATACCAGTTATTTCCTATCAACGCGTTTGCTTGCACAGGGCACCGCATGCCCATCTTGTCACCGGCTATGGTAGCTGCTTCCTCTACAATACGCGCGAACTCTTCTGCAAGATGTTCTTTGACTATTGATTGGATTTCATCGTGGATCGACGCAGCGAACCAATAATCTTCGCCAAATATCCAACCCTTTTTATCACACAAAACAGCTGCGGTGTTCACCCACTCTTTATTGATCACCGACGCGCTACCCTGAAGAAGGGTGTTTAGTGCAGCAAAGGCCTTACGTACAGGGATACGAGCGCCATGAATCAGTTTGATGGATCCATTGCGTTCTGCTGCGCCCTTGACTGAAGTGATTAGCTCCTCGATTGCCGGAAAGTTCTTATAAAGCGTGCTTCGGATCTTCTTGCCTTCTTTAGCACCACCACCAACAATTTGACCAAGTTTACTGTCGCCGGCAGAATATAAGAGTGCGTACACAAGAGTCTTCGCGTTAGTCCGTGCAGCCTTCATGTCTTTATCGTGCTCATTATACGGTTTGTCAGTCTTTGGATAAAAACCAGCCGCCACAGCGTTCGCCCAGTGAATATCACTACTAACAATGATGTTTGAGTAAGCGCCACCGTCCAGAGCAGACAGATAGTGTGCGAACACCCGAAGTTCGATGGCATTCAAATCTGCACCAACTTGCTTGAAACCATTTGGTGCATAGAATAACTCTCGGCACTCTTTTCCAAAAGGTGCTCGTGTTGAAGGCACCTGCGACATGTTTGGGGATGAGTGAGTGCAACGAGTTGTCGCAGCACCAATGGTGTTTACACGACCGTGCATACGACCATCCTTGCCAACCAATGCGAGCCAAGCGTTCTTACCTTCAGCCAGCATACCAATCACCTTGTCAAGCTCAAAGTAACGATGGAGTTCCTTTGCCTCAGGATAAGGCAGTGCAGCAAGAATATCAGCGTTTACTTCTGGTTTACCTGAAGGTGTAAAGTCCTTAGGTGACCATTGGTATTTCTCTTTGAACCAATAAGCAATATGGTCACGCGAGCTCGGGTTGAACTCGATGATGGTAGGCTTGAGCGGCTTGCCAGTCTTCTCAGACACACGCTCAATCACGCGCGTTGGGAAAAGAGCAATCAACTCTTTTTGAATGACAGCCCGCTCAGCAGCCAACTTCGCGTGCATGTCTTGTGCTTTAGCAATGTCAAACGGAAAGCCTGTCTTGGACATTTTAGCAGTGTTGATCGCAAAGTTAGTCTCGATACGCATTGCACCATCATCAACTCGGGTCTCGAGGTATCTGAATAACGCAGCGTTAGTGACAACGTCTTGTTTACAGTACTCCAACATTTCAGGTGTAAACACAGAGAAATCTACTGGCTTATCCTGTTTCAGTTCGCCAAGCCTTTGTCCCCAAGCCTCCAGAGAATGTGACCCGAAATTTTTGGGTGCCAGCATACTGTATTTGCGAGTGGCATCAACTGGGAACATATCCGGATTGAACAACTTAGCCGCGATAAGAGTGTCAAAGATAAGGCCGTTGTATGACCATCCAAAGATTTTCTCAAGCGCAGGAAAGTCATAATCGCAGACGTTGTGGCCGGCCAGCAGTGATGCCGACTCCAGCAACGGAAGACCTTTGTTTACAATCTCGTCATGACCTACGAACTCATACACCTCTCGCGTGTCTACATCAATAGCCACCAAGCAGTGCACTTTCGTAACGGTATCAAGAAGACCATTGCCTTCAATGTCGAATACAAATCGCTTAGATGTCACGTCTCTCACCATCCTTAGTAAAGAAAGCCCGCATCTTTTGCTCTTTTGACCAACCCTTAGTATAGTCATTGTCTACGTCACAGATCGCCAACGCTTCTTCTTCAGAGACTACGCGATGTGAGATAATCTGCTCACCAATAGGCAGTTGTGAGAACTCCTTGGGAGTCTCCATCACCACATCATCCAAAGCGTACTCAGGCTTTGTGGTTTGTACGCAGTACCGCAGTCGGTATGTAAGGACGGTGTCTACCAACACCCATACTTTATTTGCTTCAGTCATATCATCTACCATTTCTTTAGTGGACAGTGGAAAACCGGAATGCGAGCCTTTGCAAAGATAAGGCAACCGCACTCCTTACAAGTACCAAACTCAGCCCAATATCTTGGGCAACTTTTACAGATCGCAATGCGCTCTTCATACTTCATACAATAACACATTCATTTGATAAGATCCCTGTGTCGTGGATAGATATGCAGTGAACCCGCATTCCAGATAAGTTCACCAAGTTTTACTCGTACACCCAACTTGTCCATAAGATCATTTGCGGCAAGCCAATGCACTTTACGGTGCCAAGCAGAATCGCCTTTGTAACCAAAGACAGCGTCGTTGGACCTCATATTTACAATGTAGTGTAGTGCACCATTACGAAGAAGTAGTTGGACGGTATTAGTGCACATAAAGTCACGCATACCATCTCGCTTAGAATCTTCGTGCATTGTAGGACGAGTGTAAATCATCAACGCTTGACGGCTCAAAGGATCTTCAACAAGAGCCGAGATTGCTTTGTTGTACTGCTCACCATTCTCTTTTGAGTAAATACACCAACCATAGTTTGAGTTGATCTCACCTTTGGTTGACGCCACGCTTTGCCAGATAGCAGGAATAGGTGGCGGAATGTCTTTTACTGAGAGCGACATGGACTTGTACCAAGCGTACTCGCGGGCGTGCCAATCATAGTTTGGCTCACCAAAGATTGTCTCTTCATCCGCAATAAAAGATGCGTTGACAATCTCGAGCATCTCATTGGGATCTTTGGACTCTTGTGCGAGATGCACGAAAGTCCTGCGAACATCGCTAACGCCGGCGATGATACCTGTTGTGCTTTTCATCACCAAGCCTTCGCGGTTTTGCAGCGGTCATCTACTTTTTCACCATGAATAGCGTGAAGTTCAAGCATGAACATCAGACCACAAATAGCATGGGCCAAGTGGGTTTGACCACTCTCACCATCGATATCCTCGCCAGACCAGAACGCATTGAGATGCCTTTGAACACCAGCATAGTGCCTAGACACCGCAACGGGTTCGCCTGTGCGCCAATTATCGTTGCCATATTTTTGTGCGCCCATAGTCAAGATTTCAGCGACCTTTTTCATGGGATAAACCGGCAACAGGTCCATACGAACCTTACCACTATCAAACTTACTGGCCTTGCCCGGCTCAATTTTGATAATGTCTTTAGTTTTGAAGAACTCACGGAGTTGAGCGTCAGAATAGGTGTTCAACTCTTCAAGAAGTCCAGTCATAATATTTACTCCAAATAACCAAATGTTTTAGAAAATGTATCAGGAGACATTCCTGCAATTCCTTGATACCCTCCAGGGATGTGAATACCATCTCTGAAAATTTGGGGCACGGATCTTAGACCCATGTCCAGCAACGCATTACGTCCTTCAATGTCGAGTTCAACATCGATATAGTCGTAAGGGACATTGCGACTGTCGAGCAGTGTCTTTGCTTTATCGCAGAACACGCAGTCCTGCTTACCAAAAACTTTTACACGGGCCATACTAACTCCTTTCAGCATAGCGGACCATTAGATGGTCAACCAACTCAGACTCCGGTCCAACCCAACCTTTGGGTTTTACAAGGTCAACACCTTTATACGCCGACCTACCTTCATCAGATTTGTTAGGATTATTCCCAACTTCTTTCTTGAGATTAGCAGCCATTACGGATGCAAATCCTTTATCTGCCGGATACCCATGGCGCTCAAGCGTGCCAAAGGCAAACACAATCAAGTCGATAAGAGCGTCATACTCACCTACAAACGAGTCAGCCTCTGCGTACTCGTTGAGTTCTTCCATGAGACATGCAACGCGAAAAGCCTTCTCATCAAACGGAAGGTGCTGCGGAGGGCCATCATGAGCGATGCCGAACTTTTTGTGCATCTCTTTGATTTTGCTCTCGTAAATAGAAATCACATTATTTCCTTTATAGTTGTCAAAGACCACCCGAAGGTGGTTTCGTCCATTGAGGACTCGTCAGTTTGACTTAGAACGGACGAAATTCAAGGTCATTTGCCTCGAAAAAGTCACGTCCAATCTCGTTCAACGTAGCACGCGGAGTGCGCATCATCTCGTCACGAGTACCGAAAGGCATCACATACCGTCCGGGAGCGCTTTGACCATTAGGACGCAGAGTCAGAATGGGTTGCCCGCGATCGCGCAGCGCTTCGACAACAGCCGAAGGGTTGGCAATGCCTGCTTTCTGAAGTTGCTTGACGGTTGCACCGTTAGGCGACGACAGGATTGCACGGATGGTTTGGTACATTTGGGTTTTCATGCTACTTAGTTCCTTTTTTGTGCCCAATCTAAGGGCGATTTATGGATTTACGAAAGTCGTCTATCCTATATAGGGATAGTCAAATATTAGAACTCTGTGTTGAACTTAGAGGTCTCTTCAACTCCAGCCCACTCAGCGAGTCTGCCGGAGAACTTACTATACTCGATTTTGCCGGCTTCACCGGTCTCTCCCGAGAATCTATTTTTCAGCACACGCATTTGTGTGATGTTTGGGTTGTCACCTTGCTGATTGCGCTCAAGACCAATGACTAGGTCACTGAGCTGTGCAATCGCATGTGAGCCGCGCAACTGCGCAAGAGAGGTTTGACCGCCTTCTTCGTGCGATTTACCTTCTGCGCGCTTTAGGTGCGAGACCAAGAGCAAGCCGCACTGTGTCTCTTCAACGAATGTGCGTAGCATAGTCATAGCGTTGTCAAGTAAGCGCCGCTCATCAACTCCCTCCATTCCGCTCACCAAAATAGAGAGATGGTCAAGGATAATCCAGTCGCACCCAAGGCCTTTGACCATATAGCGAATCTTAGCCATCAAATGTTCAACTTCAGATGAGCCAAAGTGGTCAAAGAGCCATAGACGGCCAGTGCCAAGGGTTTTGTCAAAAGCGTCTCGAAGTTCTTCCGTGGTCACACCCGATGGATCGAGGTGATACGGCTTATTCAGTGCAAGACCAACAAGGCCTTGCGCAGTACGACGAGGACTTTCTTCTAGCATGATCATGCCGACCTTCTCACCATTGTTGATGAGATGGTATGCAGTCTCACGCATGAAGGCTGACTTACCAATACCTGTACCACTAGTCACCGTCACCAACTCTCCACGGCGCATGCCGCGAGTGATGGCGTTGAGTGACTGAAATGGGTAAGGCACACTCTTGACTTCATCTACATTTACAAGTTGCTCCCAAAGGTCGCCACCTGCCACAATACCATCAGGCCTAAACGGCTTTGCGTCCCAATAGGAGCGCAGAAGTTCTTCGGTCTTGTTGGCGAGTAGCATTTCATTAGCATCCTTCAGCGGAAGAGATGCAATGCGTGCCTTGCCGGGCGAAAGAATCTCAGCGCACTCAAGCGCTGCTTTCTGACCCGGTTCATCCATGTCGAACATAATGACTACGTCTTTGAAACCCTCAAGCCACTCAATGTTCTTGCGAAATACCTTCGCGGCGGATTGAGCACCTGAGGGCACAGAGACGACTGGCCATTTGTTACCCATGACCTGTGACAGCGACAAAGCGTCAATCTCACCTTCAGTTACCGTCAGTGTGAGATTATCCTTTGCACGGAACAACTGTTGCCCGAAAAAGTCCAGGTCCTTGGTTGCGCCAATGATCCTAAACTCTTTCGCCGCGTTCCGCGTCTTCGCAGCAACCAAAGCGTTGTCTTTGTAGTATGGATAAAGGTGAACAATTTCACCATGCAACATGCCTTTGCGAACACCATACTTCTCGCAAGTATTTGCATGAATACCACGCTTTGCCAATGGCTCAACTGCACCATCAAAATACGGATTTAGTGCCGTAGTTGTAGGTTTAGTTGAGGTGTCCATGACTTCTGCATTCGCACTTTTAGTAGATTTGTTGCACGCAAAGCAGAAGGTAGAGCCATCGCTATACACTGCATTGGCATCTGAACTTTTACAACTATCACACGAAGTGTGTCGCAGAAAATCAGCCATTACTTAGACTCACTCTTTGTTGTCTTCAGTTGGGAAGGTCCAGTCAGGAATATCGTCTTCAGAGATAACCCTACCAAACCAACCATCAGTGAACAAATGATCACCTTGGATTACAACATGATCTCGCACTCCAGTATATCCCGCACCTTCAAGAAAGGTAACGAAATCTTCGAGGAGTACTGGCCATGAAGTGTCTTCTTCATGACGCCGCTCAAGTCGCAGATCGGTGTCCACGGTGGTCATGTTAAACGTCAAAGTACGTCGATTGTTATTCAGCAGCATTTTTTCTCACAATATTAGGATAAAGAGTTGAAATAATATCTCGGCACTTCTCAGCGATCTCGCGGTGTTCCTTCTGTGTTGAAGGATCCGTGCGAACATCGATGAAATGCAGCCAAGACCTAAGAGTACCATTCATATACAGCCGTGACCACGTCAGACCTTCAGGCAAAATCTTGCGAGCAAGTTCCTTAGCAATCCCAGCTTCAAGAGCGTCATCATACGCTTTTTGTGCTGCAGTGAGCACCTCATCTTGCATCTTTTCCCAACGATCCGCCAAATTCTTATCTGAATTTTCCAGTGAATTTTGACGATTCTTGGTGTCTTGCAGACGACACTCAGCCAATGAGAACTCTTGTGCGACAGAATAGCGAAGGCTAAACTCTTGGAAAGAGAATGAGCGATGGCGCAGAATCTGTCGAGTGATATCGCGTGTGGTTTCAATGCACATACAGACATTCACAAGTTCAAAAGGTGACCAATGTTTATGGTCGATCAAGTATTTGATCAACTTGTCCGCGGAATCTTCAGGCTTTGCCTTTGGATTGCTGACGCGAGCCATATAGCCCAGTAGTTTTTCACCATTAGGTGTTGACCACATCAGTTCAACGTTGCTATTTTTCATTTACGAACCTCGTTTAGCCACGAATCTGGGATTCGTTTCTCCGCCCATTTGAAGCCATGTTTTTCACACCAAGCAGCATAAGAGGTCTTTGAGTTTGCAGAGATTTTCATCTTAGCATTCATAAAGACCATCCGAATATCCAGGTCAGGATTTTGCTGTTTGACCAGCACCATCTTTTGTCTGTCAGCTGTCAGGAACCTTCCCTTGACTTCAATGAAAATTCCGTTTGAAAGTAAAAAATCTGGTGTGTATGTAGAAAGACGTGCCGGCCATGTGTACGAGATTTTCATCGTCTCATACCCATAACCCATGCCGGCTTCCTTCAATTGGTCGGCGATGACTGACTCGAATGAGCTGCGCCACCCGTATTTACGGGCAACCTCAGCTTGAGTCATTTTACGCCGCGTAGCCATCAGAAGTCGCCGGACTCATCAGCGGTGCTCGGCTCTTTCTGTTCAACATCAGATTTGCCATCATCAACGTAGTCAAAGCCTTCTTCGGCCGTGAACTTGGCACCCGCATTGAATTCAACGAGTTCGAGAATCTGGATGTCGTTCAGGTAAAGCGAGACGCCAGTGTTTACACCGGTTGCGTACGGATTGAGAGCCGTAGCAATCTTCGCAGTCGTGCCTGAAGCGACTTGAAGAACCTTAGCGATAACTTTACCCTTTGAATCATAGAGTTTTGGTTGACGCTTAGATTTGAATCTGAAGATGATGTTGCCAGTGGGGTTGCCATTGGCGTCGAGCTCGTCGTCAAAGGGCATGTTAGCCTTTTTGAGCTTTGCAGCACCATATTCAGCCACGAAAGCTTCTTCGCAGGCAGTCATGAGCGGCTTTGATTCAACGTCGTTCAGGATAAACGAAGTTTTATAAACGCCTTCGGCGACATAACGAGTGTCGGGTTTAGAAATCCACGGCCACGACAGAGTGCCGGCAGGAGTTACAAAAGATCGCAGTTTAGTTGCCATGATATTCCAATAGAAAAAATGAAAAAGAAAAAAACGAGGGTTTGACAGTTGTCCCCTCTATATAGGGATAGTCAAATCTCGTTGGTTTTAGAAATAAGTTGTTTATACTCAGACTTGAGAGCACTGAGTCTGTCTTCCAGCTCGCGCACTTTCTTGCGGCGGATTTTGTCGATAACTTTTTGATATTTCATAAAGTTTTCATCGACACAGAATGAGACGCCTTGCATCTTGTTTACAGACTGCAAAATCTCTGGATTGGCCTGTAACGAACGATCGATAGCGCGAAGCTCAGCATAGTTGTGATGAATAGACGCCACCAATGCGTTGCCTCGACGTCGCTCGTCCGTCAAATAACCGCCATCAAAGATAGAAGTCCATTCTGCAGGTTTGCAGAGCATTGGCACGCTTGTGTTGATGTACTCTGCATCTACTTTGTTGAGCAAAGACCAAGCACGGTCAGTCAATACAATGGATGCTGTCTCTTTTGGCCGAGTAGGCGCAACATTTGTGAATAAATCAGGCCATCCAAAGATAACCTTAGTCACCAGCATATCAATCAATGAGAACTTGTCTTGAATAGGCAGCGCAAGTTCCTCGTTAGGCAGCAGATTCCGCAGCCGGCCAGAAATGAGACCGCCATTGACAATATTCTGATAAATAACAGGAATATCTTGGCTGTACTCAGGACGGATAAACGGCTCAAATATTGCCTGAACGATGGCTTCTGCCAGTCGACGGGAATCTAAACTGTCTATGAGATCTCTATAGGCTTTTCTGTTTGGTGTTGCAGCCTCGCCTCGTGGCTTTGGAGCTGTAGCACGCCACTCATCAATCATGAGCGCTACGCCATCAATAAGAGGCGCAAAGACCAAGCTTACTGCTTGTTTTTGTTCTTGTGTGATGCGATGTTGTTCTTTTAGTTTGCGAGCTTCTTCAAGCTCAATACTTTCTTGGTGTGAGTTACTGTTCATTATATCCTTTAGCAAAATAGAAACTTTGACTCCAATGCAGACTTTGGGTCCCACGTGTTTACTGTGAGATTGTCTGCGGTAAATACTTCTTGTCCGATTTGTTTATTCAGACCTTTGCACAGCATATCCAATGGATCTTGCTCCACAAGCCACACAAACTCTTCACGGAGAGTCTTGTAAAGATTCTCACAATCAGCCGGATGTGCCGCAAATGAGTCATGGATTGCTACTACGTCAAAATCAGAATGCAGCATTACGCGCCGTACAAGACAGCCATCAAGTGAGTGTACCCAGTTTGGCGGCATACCATTAGATGCTTTAGACCTATCTTGGTGTGATGGGTCGAGATATGAGTATGTGCGTTGAATAAGCCGTGTTGTTTGAATAACGCCGTCTTTGTCAATATACTCAGGCACCGGTATGTTATAGCCAACTTTGTACTGCTCTGTGCTACCATAACGTTGCTTGACCCTAAATCCATCAGGCGTGTACCAAACTGCATGGTCAGCCAAATGCCTTGGCGTTGCCTTGAAGAATGTAAGAAGATTCATAGCAGCCGGAATAGTATGGCGGCATGTCTCATGGATGTCGCGAGCAATCACAGACGCCATGATGAAATACAAATGGCCATCATCGATTGCTTTGTTGTCTTCCATTTGTTTACCAAGCAGCACATATACAGACTGTGCTAGTTGTATGCGCTCTTCGTCGCTAGACGGCAATGGATAGGGCAGTAGGCCCTTTTCAGCGTTGCCTTGCAGCTCATCTTTTACATAAGATGTTGCGCTGCGGACAGTTGCAGAATATGGCAAAGTCATAACGGCCCGCTTAGTGAATCTACGATGAAGGCCGTGCTCACATATCCATCGAGCGAAGAAGTTTGATGGCATAGCCGCGTATTGCTGTGTCAATAGCTTAGCAACAGTGCCGTACACATCTGCTTTTTCTGTTTGATTCTCATGCGTGGCTGTAATGTTTACAAGCTGACCGCCATGAGCATCTTTGGCTACTGCAGACAGAATCTGTAGACCAGAGCATGTAGCATCCATTGCGATGGTGATGTTTGTCTCATAGTTCTCAACGTCGCCGCTATCGATGGCTTGAATAAGCTCAGTGGCTCGCTGCAGAAATAGTGCTGGCTCGCCGCCTGTCATGATTTCGTTTACGAACATCTCTGACTTTTCAGGGTCATTGACTGCTTGACGAATCTCAAACAAACGCTCGACCGACCATTGAACTCGAGACTCGAAGTCTGATTTGTCGAATCCAGCCGATGATGCTACACCCCAAAGCAGCCATGAGAGCCCAGAGACTCCAAGGCGCTTCTTATTGGCCAATGTCAGAATTACTTTGACATCGTCTCCCATCTGTGGATTCATGTGAGCGCCTTTGTAGTAAAGACGACCGCGAAAATCCATGGAAACTCTAAACCAAAACGGTTTGTCTCCAAGCGCTATTGCTTGTTGCTGCGCGCGCTTTGCGTTATCTCGACGTGCTTCAAGCGACCTAATGTCCGCTTCAACAGCGTTGATGGCTCGTATAAGAGCCCACTTCTTTTCTTCAGTGTTTGTTGTTTCCATTTCTTACCTTGTGTAATTGTCATAGACCTTCTCACGAAGGTTTCGTCGATTTACGACTCGTCAGTATGACTCGTCACCTACGCCAATGTGGTCGGTGTGGGTGGTAATAAGAAGGCGGCGGTCCATAGTAATTGTAATATGGCCTTGGCCTAGGTGGAGGTGTATAGTAATAGTTGTGCTGAGGCCTGTTTGCATTCGAGATAGCAACAGCCGCTCCTGTAGCAACCACCGCACCAATAAGTGCACCTTCAGGTGTCATAACAACCTGACCTGATGGTGTGACCGCACAGCCAGTCAAGGCAAGCGATCCAAGAATCACAGCAGTCGCTCGTAAGAGCGAGCTCTTCCTCACAGCAAGACGCTTTACCATCGCTTAGTCTCCAGTGTCTAGAGCGTTATGGATATCCAAGAACCCAGCAAATTGTGCTCGCATGTAGGCCTCTTCGGCGAAACCAAAGGTGCCGTAAAGCACACCACGGTAAGACCGTCCATCGACAATCTCACCTTTGTGAAGGCGGCGAATAACAGCGCAAAAGGCTTTGAGTTGGTCTTCTTTGCTCATAGAGTTCCAAAAGTCCTCTTCTTCTTTGAGAAGATTATCTTCAAGTTCTTTGAACAAGTCAGCCAGTGTTTGTTTATCTTCAGTTGTCATTTTTATACTCCTAGTTAAATTTCAGTAATACGTCCGCAGGCGCCGCACTTGATGCCTGCGTACAGGGGTGGG